GAGCAAGATGACATACCGCCCGAGGAGGTGGTGATGAAGACGCGCAAGAGGCACATCGTCGAGGCGCGGATGATGATCAGCAAGCTCCTCCTGAAGGAAGGGCTCACGCTCTCCGAGATTGCCCGCTTCCTGAACAAAGACCACGCGACGATCATCCACTACCGCAACCTGCACGACGACCTAATGAAGACCGAGGCGAAGTACAAGTTCAAGTTCGACAAGCTCGTCAGCGCGTTCCGCTACGAGATGGTGACAGGCGACGCGCAGCAATGGCGCGACTTCGTGGACAAGGCCAACGAAGCATACGACGAGCACGGGTGGGGCGTGGAGATGCTTCAATTCCTCTACGAGATGAAGAAGGTATAAGTGGCACAATTCGAGAACGAGCGACCCGTCGGCAAGCGTCTGGACTTCTATGCAAGGGAGGAGGCCAACAAGATGCAAGCCTACCTCATCTGCGCGAAGACCGCCCGAAAGTTTTGGAAGATGTTCACGGCAGAGGAATACAAGATCAGGCGCATCGCGAACTCGGGCGCACCGATCTCATTCGAGGAGTTCAAGGAGCACGTTCGCTCCCGAATTGATAACTTTGAGCTTTCAAGGGTGCACCACCTCCACGACCTCATCGAAGAGGGCAAGAAGGTCGAAGCCATTGATTACTTTTTCACATCAAGAAAAGCATGGATAACAAATCAGCCGGACTCGGAGATTCAATCGAAAGGCTCACGGAGGCGACGGGGATCAAGCAAGTGATTAAACGCTTCACCAAAGCCACGGGCATCGACTGCGGCTGCGACAAGAGGAAGGAGATACTGAACGAGCTCTTCCCCTACCAGAAGCCCGCCTGCATGAACAGAGCACAGCACTCCGTCTGGCAGGAGTTCAAAGAGAATAGAGGTGCGAAGATCACCTCCCCCGAGCAGGAGATGGTGGCGCGTATGCACTCCGACCTCTTTCACCACAAGTTCACAAAGCCCTGCACCTGCTCGCCCAAGAAGTGGAACGAGTGGATCAGAGACATCGACCGCATTTTTGAGACCTATGGAAAGACTACCAGTAAGTAAGCTCAAAGCAAACCCCAACAACCCGAGGGTCATCAGGGACGAGAAGTTCAAGAAGCTCGTCAAGTCGATACAGGAGTTCCCCGAGATGCTCGAGGCTCGCCCCGTTGTAGTCAATCCCGACATGGTGGTGCTCGGTGGCAACATGAGACTGAAGGCACTCCGCGAGGCAGGGGTCGAAGAAGCTCCCGTCTACATCGCTTCGTGGGACGAAGTGAAGCAGCGGCAGTTCATCATCAAGGACAACGTGGGCTTCGGGGAGTGGGATTGGGACGCCCTCGCCAACGAGTGGAACGAGGAGGAGCTCCAAGATTGGGGCCTCGACATCCCGGGCTTTGACTTGGACGCTGATGATCTTGGTGAGGACTTCGATCTTCCAGATGGCGACAAAGAGCCGTTTCAGCAGATGACCTTCACGCTCGCAGATGAGCAGGCCGAGGTGATTCAGAACGCCCTCGAGAGCATGAAGGCAACGGACGACTACAAGTATGCGGAGACGATGGGCAATGAGAACAGCAACGGCAACGCCCTGTATTTAATTGTTGCGGCATGGGCAGGGCAAAGGAGATAAAGGTCAAGGTCATCCCCTCGAAGATTGCCAACGAGTTTGTAAAAAAACACCACTACTCGGGGAAGGTTGTTAATTTGAGCAACCTCCATTTTGGAGCTTTCCTTGACGGGAAGATGCACGGAGTGATGAGCTTCGGGCCTCCAATGGACAAAAGGAACGCCCTACCTCTTGTCGAGACTTCAAACAAAGGGATCAAGCAAAAATGGAACGAAATGCTTGAACTTAACAGGATGGCCTTCAATGACTATCTGCCAAAGAATAGTGAGAGCAGATGTATATCTGTTGCCATTCGCATGATCAAAAAGAAAGCCCCACAGATTAAATGGCTTTTGTCTTACAGCGACGCAACGCAATGTGGAGACGGCACTATATATCGAGCATCAGGATTCAAGCTGACCAACATTGGAAAGAACTCCACCATATATCGGCTACCCTCTGGGGAAACCATAGCAAAGAGAGGAGACACAAAGAAAGACATGAGCAAGGCCGAGAGGTTGACAGGGTTTCAAAACCGCTACATCTACCTCATTGACAAGTCCTGCAAAATCAACGCCCCGATCATCCCCTTCTCGAAAATTGACGAACTTGGAGCGGGAATGTACAAGGGCGAGAAAATCACCCTCGCAGAAAGAAAACAGGCGCAAGAAGTTAATGAGGATAAACGCCCGGCATCCAGTCGGGAGACAGGCGGTTCGAGTCCGACCCTTGCGCTCAATGATTAGAAGAAGATAAGATGCCGAACCCCGAAAATCTCCGACCCGCGAAGAAGGGCGAAGTCCGAAATCCGAAGGGCAAGCCCAAAGGAACACGCAACCGCAGCACCATCGCCCGCGAGTGGCTCGAGGTTACGCAGTTCATCACGAACCCAATCACAGGGGAGAAGGAGAAGCTCGAGCAGCAGGACATCATGACCCTCGGCATCATCAAGAAGGCACGCGACGGAGATGTGAACGCCTACAAAGCCCTGATGGACTCGGCCTACGGCCAACCCCTTCAGCAGATACAGCAGGAGGTGTCCAAGATCGACGAGATCGAGATCGTCATCAGAGAGGCCGATGACTTTTGAAAGCACGCCTTGAGACGTCCGGCCTGTTCAGGAAGAACCTCGAGGCCACCGAGTCCATCGTCGTCAATCAGGGCGGCAGCCGATCGGGGAAGACGTACTCGATCCTTCAGGTGCTCATCATCAAAGCGCACCAGACCACCGGCAAGACCTTCACAATCGCAAGGAAGACGCTCAAGAGCTTACGCTCCACAGCCATGCGCGACTTCTTCGAGATACTTGAGAAGGCCGGGATGTACGAGCAGAGCCTCCACAACAAGAGCGACAACATCTACTTCATCAACGGCAACCGCTTCGAGTTCATGGGGATGGATGACCCCCAGAAGAAGAGAGGAGCGAAGAGGCACATCCTCTTCTGTAATGAAGCGAACGAACTGGCGAAGGAGGACTTCCTTCAGCTCGAGCTCCGAACCACCGAGCAGATATACATCGACTTCAACCCGTCGGACGAGTACCATTGGCTCTACGAGGACGTAATACCTCGGGCGCACTTCATCAAGAGCACATACCGCAACAACCCCTTTCTCGATGCCCTCACCATTCAGCGCATCGAACGGCTCAAGGAGACCGACCCCCAAGCGTGGCAAGTGTACGGCCTCGGGGAGCGAGCGATCAGCCGCGACAACGTATTCACATTCGACGAGCAGCCAATCCCGAAGGAGGCGAAGCTGATGAGCATGGGCATGGACTTCGGCTTCACGAACGACCCGACAGCCTTCGTGGAGGTGTGGGCGCAGGGGGATGACGTTTGGATCAGAGAGCGCATCTACCGCACCGACATGACCAACCAAGACATCGGGCGCGAGCTGAAGAACCTCAACATCGACAGGCGCGACATCATCTACTGCGACAGCGCAGAGCCCAAGAGCATCGAGGAGCTTCGCAGGATGGGGTGGAACGTGCGCCCCGCAGACAAGGGGAAGGACAGCGTGAACGCGGGCATCCAACTGATGAAGACCTTTAAGATTCACGTCGAGCCCTCGAGCACCAACCTCATCAAAGAGCTGCGGAATTACAAGTGGACGAAGGACAAGGATGGCCGAAACCTGAACAAGCCAGTCGATGCTTTCAATCACGCCATCGACGCGAGCAGGTACGCGATCTTTTCAAAGGTGGGCAAGCCGAACCACGGCAAATACCATCTGCGCTGATTTGTATATATTAGCGGCCAGATAGTCATGCGGACTTTAACTGCTTGTAAAACCGCTCGCCCTGACTCAACAACGAGAGGGGCGATACAAAACCAAGGGGGGCTCACGCTCCCCTTTTTCTATCTTTGCACATACCCCTGTGCAAATGCGCGAGATAAAAGTAATTGTGCCCACCTCGTGGGAGGACATCACCCTCGAGAGCTACATGAAGTTTTCGGCCATCGACACCGACGCGAAAGAGGAGTTCATTCAGGTAAAAGCCCTCGCCTACTTCTGTGGCATCAACGAGCTCGACGCGATGGACATGAAGGTCAAAGACCGCGAGGCCATCATCGCCCAGATCACCGAGGTGCTCAACAGAGAGCCCGAGTTCACGCAAGCATTCAGCCTCTTCGGTAAGGACTACGGCTTCCATCCGAACCTCGACGAGATCACCTTCGGGGAGTTCATCGACCTCGAGAAGTACCAGTACCATATGGACAGCCTCGACAAGATCATGGCCATCCTTTACCGCCCGATTGTGCGCAGCATGGGCGACCGCTACGACATCGAGCCATACAACGCGGACGGAGACAGCGAGGTCATCAAGAAGATGAGCGCAGGGACAGCCATCGCAGCCCTGCTTTTTTTTTATCGCATCGGAACACATTTGTCGATGCATATCCTGAAATCTTTGAACCCCGAAGCGATGGAGGCATCGGAGGGGACAACTTCCTCAAAAAGTGGGGGTGGTTTGCAGCGATCCATAGACTATGCGACGGAGACCCTACAAGAGCTGATTCCATCACATCACTTCCGCTTCATAGAGCGCTGTTCTGGCTTGCTTATGAAAGCGACCGCGACGAATACGAACGAAGACGAATAAAGCAGGCACATGGCTAACTTTTACAGAATCACGGGACAGATCAGGCAGGCAATCGAGAACACAAGCAGGGTGAACACCATCACCTTCGGCAACCTCGGGGACGTTGATCTCAACAAGCAGAACATCTACCCCATCGCCCACATCACCCCGGAGAACTGCACCATGAATGGAGCGACCTCGACGTGGAGCTTCAACATCAGCATCTTCGATCAGGTGGACTTCAACAAGGACGACGTGCGCGATGCGCCTGTCTCCTTCCACGGCACGGACAACGTGCAGGACATCTTGAACGACTGCGCCCTCACCTTCCACATCTGGCTCGATGAGTTCAGGAGGGGAGACCGCCATGCGGACAACCTTCAGCTCGATGGAGGGGTGACGCTCCAGAGCTTCCTCGAGACGCAGACGAACAGCCTCGCAGGGTGGAGCGCGACGATCAGTATCACCGCACCGAACGCAACGACGACAGATGGCCTCTGCTAAATTCCCACGGCTCGAGGCGGTGCTCGAAGAGATGGGCGACTTCGTTGTCAAGCAAGCGAAGCGCAACCTCACCGAGAAGCG